AAATAGTAAGTTAGATAAATTAGTATGGGGAAAATGCTTGAGATAGAGCCTTTTTAAGAGGTATTATATAATAATAAATAACAAAATATATAAAACACTTATAAAGACTCTGACTCCGACATTCCTGTGTTCGAATCACAGTGCCCCAGCCAGTAATACCAAGACCTTCATTTCAATGAAAGTCTTTTATTTTTGCCATAAAAATAGCAACTAGTCCAAAACTTGTCCAAATAACGAGGGGAAAATAGCATAAAATAGAAAAAAGATAAGCTTTTAACTTATCTTAAAATTTAAAAGAGGGGAATATATTTCGTCAACTTTATTAGCAATTTCTTTTTTTCCTTCTGTATAATTGTGTGTATAGTGCATAGTTGTTTCAATGTCAGAGTGTCCTGCACTATCACGAACATCAGTAAGATATGCACCATTGGCCAATAATGCACTTATGTTTAAATGTCTTAGCTTATGCAAAGTAATATAGGGAAATTTAAATACTTTTCCATTTTTACTTGCTTTTTCAGTTTCTTCTGCAATGAATTTATCAAATACTTGCTTAAATTTTATGGTAATATAATCAACTCTAATAGGTTTGCCGTCGTCCATTACACATAGAAATTTAGATTCAATATAGTTGCTTCCCAATATTTCTCTATTTTTTTCTTGTCTTTTTTCATCAGCTTCTAGTATATTTAACATTATTTTAGGAATATATAAATTTCGAGTTGAAGTTTTATTCTTGTTTCTTTTTTTATAAATAGTTTTATTTCCACATCTTACACGAGAGGCATTTATAGTTAGTTTCATATGTTCTTTGTCAACTTTATTTTTTAAAATCCCAGCAATTTCACTTCTTCTTAAAGACATAAATGTTGCAAGACAAACAGGAAGCATCATAGGAGTATTCATAAATAAGTTTAAAACTTGTACTGCTTGTTCTGGTGTAATAAATTCTTCATCTTCATATAATTCAGTATCTTCAAAATCTTCAATATTATCAATTATCGTGTCTTGCATTTTTTCTTCTTCTGTTTTAGGAATTGTGGTATTTAAGCAAATATTTCTTGAGATTTTTTTGTTATTCATAAAATATGTAAATATTCCAGAAATTTGGGCTTTATGATGTTCTACAGAAGAATAAGATAAATTTTTCTTTCCTTTTTTTATTCCTGATTTTGTTAATTCAAATTCATTCGATAGATCAAATCTTAAATATTTGTAGTAATCATTAATAATATCAATGCCTTTCGCACTGCTGATAATTTTTAACGGTATATGTCCTAAACAAGGTTTTAAATACTTTTCGTTTATTAATTTATACCCAGAAGCGGTATTGGGTTCACAATTATTTGCAACATAGTTTTCCATCCATTCATCAATTGCTTGTGAGAAAGTTATATCTGGGATATTAATAAATGTATTATTATTTATTTCTGTTTGAACCTTTGCTTTATAGTTTTCTGCATCTAATTTTTTTTCAAAGGTTTCGAGTGGTTCTCTTTTTCTACTTCCATTTACAATGCCATAATCAATAAAGACTGTATAACTTTTTCCTTTTTTTAATTTATTAATTCTAATGCTTACTTTCATAATAAAAAATACCTCCATTTTTTTCAATAAAATCTTTTAATAAACTATTGAAAATGAAAGTATTTTTTGATATTATAATACTAGCACTTCAATAGTGTGGGAGGAAAATAAATGTATCGGATTGTGGTGAATTAGATTACATCTATTTTCCTTATTTTTTTATATTAAAACAAAACAAAAGTTTTGTCAATAACAATAACCATATTTTTCTGTATAAAATTTAATTGCATTATTCATATATTCTTCTGTAACTTCAAAATATTCTGCAAGAGCATAAATTGTATTAATTCCGTTTTTTAACAGCTAATTTTAGCTTCTCAAAAGGAATAAGAGCATAATAACTCCATTTCTTTGCTCGATATTCCTGTTTATCTATTAAAACTTGATTCTCTGTATTTACTGGATAGGTAGCTTCCATATAATAATGACCAAGTTCTTCAGATAATACACATTTTTCGTCGATACTTGTGTCTAATTTGGAATAGTTTAGTGCAATAGCATTTATTTTATCTATATTTAAAAATATACCATAAGCATTTTCTATATACCAATCATATATTTTGATATTTTCTTTTTCGGCTAGATTATATAAATTGTTTAGATCCATTTTTAATCTCCTATGTACAAAAAATATAAAATAATATATAATAAATAAAGAGGTGATAACAATGTGGGTATTATATATTTTATTTACATTATTATGTTGTTTAGTAACATATAAAATTGCTTGCCATCAATTTATGAAATTAGATAAGATTAATAGCAGGGGAATTGATGCACATCAAGAATATATTTGCAAAGCATTGGAGGAGATTGCAAATATAAAAAATGATGTAAATCAAATTAAGAAAGACATATATCAATGAAGTTTTTTCCAAAATCAGTAAGGCGAACAAGTCCTTTGTCATAAATCAAAGACTGGTTTGAATCCAATTTGTATTTGCCTTTAACTTGATCAAATAAAGAAGTATATTGTTCATTAGCTGTTGGAAATGTATAATAGGTATCATAGTCTTGTTCTAAAAGTCTATGCATTATAAGATTGTCTATTGTCAATTGATTTAGTTTCGATGTATTAAATGTTGTCGTGTTTGAAATAGAATTATGGTCATATCCGTAAATAATATATTTATCTAGTGAAAAATAACCTTCTAAATTTTGCTCTTTCACATTGATAGCTATAGAACAAAGATTTCCATTAAATTTTTTTAATAACATTAAAAATTCTGCATCTTCTTTTGAAAGTTGTTTTATTATTTCAATATAACTTGGTAATACTTTATTCTGTTTTCTAGAATCCATGTCAGATACTAAAAGATTTTGAAACATTTCTTTTAGATGTTGTTCATCTAAAGAATAATTCAATTCATTAACTCCTTTTAAAGCTATATATGAAGTTGGTTCTACTTGATATTGAATAGGAATTTTTTCGTATTTTTGTTTCATTTCTTTTAATGCTTTTTCCATCTTATAGGGTCTTTCAGCGATATAAACATCAGCTTTTATACCTAGAGGAGAGGCCCAAAATAATTTAGCAAGTTTGTTAACTCCTTTTGAAGCTGTTTCATCTATTTTTTTTCTTGTTTCTTTTGTTGATTCTTGTATTATATCTAAAGATTTATTAATAGAATCGGAATTTATTGGTATGTTTTCCATATTATTTAGTCTCCTTATTATTTTTCTTGTTATTTTTTAAAACTACCTCAAGCAATCCTTTAATTTGTTCTTTTTGAGTAGAAGTTGGTGGGGTGTAACTATCAGCATTAAATCCCATACTTGCTAAATCTAACAAATCATTATCTTTTTTTTCAGGGTTCCTTACATCAGATTTTCCTAATAGGTAGTCTATGCTACAATTAAATATTTCTGATAATTTATTTAATATTTCTATAGATGGCATGTTTTTATCATTTTCATAATTAGCTATATTAGAACGAGAGGTATTAATCTTTTTTGCAAGTTCTTCTTGTGTCATTTCGTTTTCTTGTCTAATTTTTTTTAAATTATTTCCAAAGCTCATAAAGCACTCCTTTCAAGTAAATTATAACATTATCTTGTCAGTTTTGCAAACAATTTTCAAAAAAAATAAAAAACTTTCAAAAAAAATATTGACAGCTAAACAAACATAATATATAATGTCAGCAGAACAAACAAAGAGGGGGGCGAGAAAAATTGAGAGAAAAACTTATAGAAATTAGAACTAAAAAAGGATATACTCAAGAGCAGATGGCTAATGAATTAAACGTAGCAAGGACAACTTATACAGGATATGAAAAAGGAAATGTTGCTCCATCATTAGAAGTTGCCTTGAATATAAAAAAAATATTAAAATACAAAAATGATGATATTTTTTTAAATTCCGATGTCAGTGTAGCAAACACAAAATAACCACAATCCGATACGAAAAACAAGAAAGGAGATGAAAAAAGATGGAAGAAATAAAATCAAGATATTACACAGTACAACAAATAAAAAAATTGGAAGGTTGCGGAAAAGATAAAGCTTACGAAATAGCAAATCAATTACCTCATGAAACTAGAGGTAAAAGGATATTTGTATTTGCTGAGGATTATGACAATTATTATCAACAAAAAAGAGAAAAGGCACTTGAAGAAAGTGAAAATTCAAATGGAAAAAATTCTAATATTTATCAAATTAGAAAATTTAGTTAGAAGGTGAAAAAGATGAAACAAAAGATAGCAACATTTGCAGTAGGAATGGCATTTGTATTTATGTGGGTAGGATTACCGGTTTTAGTGGGACTTTTAGTAGAAATAGTAGTTTCATAGATTTTTAAGAATTGAGGTGATAAAGATGGAAGAATTATTACAAAAAGTAATAGTTAAAATATATCAATTAAATAAGAATACAAAACATGATTTTTTCTTTAACTTTTCAGGACATATAAACAGACTTGATATTGATTGTTATAAAGATGGCTGGAATGAAAATAAGAATCTTGAATCAATAATGAAATTTACTACAGAATTGACAGAAGAAAATTTAGAAAAAGTATTAGAAAAATTAGAAGAAATAGAAAAAGAAAATTAGAGAGGAAAAAATAATGAGAAATTTATTAGTAGCATGGCTTTTATTAACAATAGTAGCACTTGTATTAGATATAAAAAATGACAAAAAAACAAATGAAATAATAAAACAATATCAACAAATTTGTATGGAATATAGTAAATCAATAAGCAGATTGATAACAAAGATGGCTAAAATCAATATAATAATTTACTCAGATTCCTCTGCAGAAGAAAAGAATGAACAAATAGAAAAAGTTATCCAATCAAGTGACCAAACCGACATAGATAACTTTAACAAAAATCACATAAATTAATGATTTTTCATATTAATTTTATCATAAAAGTATTGAAAAATCAAGAAATAGAGAGAAAAACATGAAATGCGTTAATTTTAGAATCAAAACTAAGAAATATCAAAAATATTTTTATTGTATCTATAGAAAAAGAAAAATTCAATTAAAAGAATGTGCATCATGTAGAAATAAAGAATACAAAATTCAAAAAGAACTAAAGAAAAAATCTAAAAAGCTGAAGAAGCTAGAAGATAAAAGATTCAGCATAATAACAGACAATTTAAAGAAATGTTACATATGCAATATGAATAAAAAAGACGATCTAAATGAAATTTTTGAGGGCAAAAATAGACAAATGAGTATGAGGTATGGACTAGTTATACCGATTTGTCGTAAATGTCATCAAAAATATGATTTAGATATTGAATTAAGGACTAAATATATGCAAGAAGCTCAAATTATATTTGAAAAGAAATATAGTCATGAGTTATTTATGAAAGAATTTAAAAAAAATTATTTAATGGAGGATTAAAAAATGAGAGTAACAAGAGTGAATATGAAAAAATTAAAAAATGCAGGCTGTATAAAAGCTATTGCAAGTATAGTTTTAGATGAAGCAATTTGTGTAAAGCAAATTGAAGTTGTAGAAGGAAGAGAGGGAGAATTATCTATAGCTTTTCCAAAATTCAGAAATATGCAAGGAAAATTTTATAATGTAGCACATCCAATTGATAAAGAGTTAAGAAAAAAGATTCAAAGTGCAGTGTTAGAAGAATATAAAGAAATGGACATCAGGGATAGACAATAGTTTATCCCTTTAATTCTATTTTTACGAAAGGAAAATGAAATGACATACATAGATTTAATGAAAGCTTTTGAGATTTGGCTCGAAACAAATTATTTACCACCAGTATCACAATTGTTATGGTACAAAATGATTGGACTATTTAATAGATGCGGATGGGTCGAATGGATTTCAGTAGATAACCAAAGACTGATGGCACTCTTAGATATAAGAAGAGAAGCAACTTTTATATCATATAGAGACAAATTAATAGAAGCGGGACTTTTTAAATATGAAAAAGGAAAAAAAGGAAGTCCTAACAAATATAAAATTTGTACTGACAATTTTGAAAGTATAAATAGTAGTACAAATAGTAGTATATCAAGTAGTAAAAAGCGGAGCAAAAGCAGTAGTTAATACCGCAAACATAAATAGACTAGACAAAGACATTTATATTAATTTATTTAATATATATAAAAAAAGACTTGTAGAAGAACGAAATTTTATTAAAGTTTTTTCTGAATGCAGAAGAAATGAAAATTATCAAAAATTATCGGAAGAAAGTCAAAATGCATTATTTTATGCATTATCTGAAATATAGAAAGTGAGAAAAAACAAATGAAACAAAAAGTAATAGATATAAAAGATTATTTATCTACTGAGAAATATACAACAAGAAAAGAATTAGTTGAAGCAACAGGTTTTTCTGACAGAGAAGTAAGAAGCAGGATAAGTGAACTCAAAAAGAAAAGAGTTGTAATTTATAGCAGTCAGAATACGGGATATAGATTAGCAAAAGAATTAAAAAGTTTAACAAAAGAAGAAAGAGAAAAAGAAGTAGAGCTAGTAAAACATAGTTTAAATGATTGTAAATCAAGAACTACGCAATTAAACAAGCAAAAAAGAAAATACATTGCATATATCAAAAAAGCAGAACAAATAGCTCTTGAAGAAGAAAATATGAATCATATACCAAGAATAGACTAAAAAAAGGAGTAAATAAGTGTTAGATATAACTGAGATAAAATACAGAAAGGCCCCTCAAAAACATAAAAAAATGCAAGTAGAAGGTGAAAAAAGTAATACGATAAATCGTAAAATGACTAAATTATATGATTATTACATTTGTGACTATTGTAAAGATGAGATAAGACTAGATAAAAAGCAAGAAGAAAGAAGCGGAGGAATAGTAAATTTACCAAATTCGTTGACAAAATGTGGACAAATAACTGCAGTTTTATGTTGTAAATGTGTTAAGAAGGCAATAAAACAATTAGAAAAATAAGAAAAAAACGAAGGAGAATTGAAATGGAAAATATAAAGATTTTAGGAATAAAAATAAAATATAATGCAGCAGATGTTAGGATATTGAATCCGCGTAAAGCGAAAAGTAAAGAATTTATGAAATTAGTGTTAGAGGAATTTAAATTTAGGACAAATTTTGTTAGTAAAAGAAGCATTAATAGTTGGGTTAGAGAGTGGAAAGCACATAATATATTATACAAACTTGGATTATTCAAAGAGCATACAATAGATTGCGATTTGGAAGAAAATGAGAAATTACATAGATTAATAGCATATTGGATCATAGGAATTTTTTAATGGAAAAGGAGAATATTATGAGTGAATTAGATGATGAAGAATTAATAGCAACAAGACGATTAAATGGAGTAGACGATAACTTGTATAAGGAAGAAAAGGAAGCAATTTTAAAAAGAAAAGTGAAAGAGCTAGATGATTTAGATAATTTTGCAGATTTATTGAGACCAGAACAGAGATATTATAGCAATATAATTAAAAGACTAGTTCAAAATGCTAGAAAAAGAGGCACAAATGGAAGATAAAATTGAAGTAGGAGAATATGTAAGAGTTAATAATGATAACAGAAATTGTATTGGAATAGGAAAAGCAATAAGGTTAGTAAATGAATCAGTATATATGAATATGAATAATAAATATAAAGATGGAAAATCTATAATAGCATTAATAGGAATTATTGGAGAAAAAGATATACAAACAATACTAACAAAAGAACAGTTTGAGGCTAATTGCTATAAAGTAGGAGGAGAAGAATAATGAGTGATTATGTAAGAAAAAAATGTGTAAGGTTTAAAATACCTCAAAATATAATAGACAAATTAAAAAATGAAGATGAATGGTTAGGGGATTTATTACTAAAAGAATACAATGTTAAAGAAAATTATCATACTAAAAATGATTTTACAATTAATAGTGGATTGAATTATGAAAATGATGAATATGAGTACTTTTTAGATTATCAACTAGACTATGAATATGGAGCAAGTGGAGATTTTGAAAATGTAAGATTATTAACAGATACAGAATTTGAAAAGTATTCAAGAATGTTTGCAAAATATTTTAATGAAATAGGTAGAGATGAATTAAGATTAGTTCATTATTCTTACTATAATGGTTGTGATGAACCAAGTATATATGAATTAGAAGAAATTTAGGAGGAGAATAGATATGTTAAAAATAAGAGATGATGTAGATCTAAAGAAACTTGAAAAGTTTGGATTTAAAAAAATACAACAAGACAAGAGGATTAATTATATATACACACCACATAAGTCAATCGAAGATTTTACTGGTAATATGATAGTTGTTAATAATGATAGAAACTTGTTTAATTACAATTGTTATCTTGGTGAAGATAGGCAAATTAGATTTAGATTAACCACAGAAGCAACATATGATTTTGAACGAACAATGAATGTAATATATGATTTAATCCAAGCAAATTTAGTAGTAAAGGAGTAAATAAAACATGATGGAAATAATTAAAAATATTTTATTTGGAGTAGCTCTAGTAAGTGGAAGTATATGCACAATATTATTATTTTTAATTTTATTATATAGAGTAATACTTGTTTTTATAGATAACATGAAAAATGCAAATGTTTTTAGACAATGTTTGATGATTTATATTCACAGAAAAAGACCTGATATAAAAATAGAATTAGAAGATATTGATATACAAAAACAAGGAATACATTTGAATAAGAAAAATAAGGAGTAAATAAGATATGAAAGAAGATTGGAAGAAAGAAACAATAAAAGCTGTTTTATTTGTTTTGCTAATATTAGTAGTAGGAACTTTAACTGTACTTTTAACAGATAATAGCATTCTTTTAATTATAAGTGGAATGTTAATTGGAACAATAGACAGAATTTTCGATAAATGGTTAGATGAAAATTGGAGAGAGGAGTGATACATAGTGAAAGAAAAAATAAATAAAAGAACAACTAAAGATTGTATCGAATATTTAGAATTACAATGTATTGTTAATAATAGAATACATGATTATGTTGCAAAGTATCATAATTACCCTAAATATATTAAATTACCTTTATGGATATTTGAATGTTTAAAACAAACAATGTGTGAAGTAGACTTAAAAATAGATTATAAAACAGAAGAGTTTACATTCTTTAATTTAAAAGTTTGTGAAACTATTAGCATAGAAAAAGTAGAAGAAATTGAGGTGTTTTAAGTGAAAGAAAATAAAATAGAAGAATTGAAAGAGAGATTAGAAGAATTACATAGAATACAAGAAGCTAGATTAGCATGTAATGCTGATGATTTAGACATAAGAGAAGAAATAGCAGAAGTAGAAGATGATATAAACGAAGAAAACAATAATGGTAACGATACAAATGTCGGTAGCATAGGAAATAGTATAGAAGATATAGCAAGAATAGCAAAATTGATAACAACAAAATTTAATAATGATTATTCAATAGATAATAAAGATAAAGAAGCAATAGAGCATATTTTATCAGATTATAAAAGAGTATTAGAAATGAACAAAATTCTATTAAAAGAGAATGAACAACTTAAAAATGATATTAAAAATATGTATAATGAAGAAGTTATAATAAGTATTATAGAGGATAATTTTAATCTATGTAGAAATGAAGTTTTGGAATTACTAGAAAGTGAGGAAAAATAAGAATGTTAACAATAAAACTATGGAAAGACACATTGTGCGAATTATGTATAGAACCTCTTGATTTTATGTTAGTTGTAATAGGAGTAATATTTACGATTCCATTAGACCTTTTGTTATTTCCTGTTGAGGTAATTGCTTTTGTAATATATAAGATATTAGGATAGGAGGATTAATCTATGACAGAAAAGCAAAAATTAGCAATAAAAAGATTAGAATTAAATAAAAATACAGAAATTTATGTAGATTACAAAAACAAGGAAAAAACTGATGATATACAAGTTGTATTGGATTTATTAAATGAGAAGGATAAAATAATTGAATTAATGGCTGGATACATAGCAACAAATGATATTAATTTTTGCTTATATTTGAATGTGACAACAAAATGCGAACGAGGCAATGGAAAGACTTGCGATGAGTGTATCAAGCAATATTTTGAGGATAGAGCAAAGAAAATTAAATAAAACAAAACACCTATAAAATATAGGTGCTGTGTGGAGGTAACGAGATTCGAACTCGTACAGATAATATCTACTAGTTTGCTAAACTAGCGTGTCTGCCAATTCCACCATACCTCCATACAAATATATTAACATATAATTATAAATAAATCAATAGAAAAATTTAAGTAGTGAAGGAGGAACAAATGAGTAAAGAAGAATTAATAGAATTATTAAGAGATTATAAAGAGAACAAAGCAAAATTGAATATTAAGTTAAAAGAACTAAAAAATAATAGGATAAAATTAAAAGAAATAGATGTAGAAACAAGTATTACATCAAGTTTTGGAATTAATCAAGATATACATAGTAAAAATAAAATAAGCAATAAAGTGTTGAAAAAAATAGAAGAAAATGAAACAAAGAAAGAAGCGGCGAAAGAAAAAATAGAAGAATTAGAAGCGGATATTAGAAAGTTGAGAGAAAAAGTAGATCTAATAGATGATAGATTAGAGAGTTTAAAATACAAAGAAAGAGAAATCTTAGTGGCTTATTATATAGATGGAAGAACAGCAGAAGATATTGGAAACAATTTATATTTTAGATTATTTAATCAAACAAGAAGTAATAGACATATTCAAAGAATAATAGAAAAAGCAACAGAGAAAATGCTAAATTTATAAAATGTCGTAAAAATGTCATAAAGATGTCGTAGTTTTATATAAAAACATATAGTATAATAGTAATAGTTAAAAAGTATTTGCAAGAAATACTGATTAATTGTTTGTGTGAGAGAGCAGATTTATATTTGCTCTTTTATAATTTATACTAATATATACTAGATATGTTAGTATTCCTTAAAATTACTACGCAAAACTCCTTTTATTTTTCTATTTTCAAAAATTGTGAAAAAAAGAACTTTTCTAGTGAGTTCTTTTTTTGTGGTTGAAAGAGGTATGTATGGAAAGTGAAGAAAGAATAAATGAATATGTAAAGCAATGTTGTACTAATTGTAATAACAAATCAAATTGTAAAATAAAAGTATTTGAGGCAGAAGGCATAATTTATACGAAATGTGAAAATTATCAGCAAGAAAAGAAATTAGAAGGATATAAAAGACCAATTGTAAAAACGGCGGGAAGGAAATTAGAAATATGAAATGGACAAAACAAAAAGCAGAAGAATATATAAAAAAATGCAAAGAAAAAGGACTTAAATATTGAAGTGCAAAAGATTACTTAAAGAATCACAAGACTATGACATCAATAATTTAACTAAAAGACAAGTAGGTGAGTGGGGTGGCAAAATATGACTGGAAGCAGTTAGAAAAAGAATATATATTAAGTGATCATAAATCAGTAAGTAGCTTTTTAAAAGATAAAGGGATAAAAACTAGTGGGAGTACTAAAAAGAACACAAAAGGTTGGAAAGAAAAAAAGGGACTAAAAGAGTACCAAAAGAGTACCAAAATAATTGAAAAAGTAATTGAAAAAGAGTCAGAAAAAGAGGCTCAAAAAATATTACAAGTAAAGGATGTTGCAAATGAATTACTAATAAAAATTGCACAAGCAAATGGAGAATTAAATAAACATATTGCAAGAAGTAAAAAAAGAACAAAGACAATAGAATATGATTATAAGATAGGAAAGATAAAAAAAGAAACAACTGATGATGAAGAAAAAGTAGAATCATATATAGATATAATTGATAGATTGGGACTAAAACAATTAACATCAGCATTAAAAGATTTGAATGATATTTTAAATCCACAAAGTGATGTTGAAGAACCAGATGATGATGAAAAAGTGCAAATAATAAATGATTTACCAAAAGACTAAAGAAAGGCTTTGAATTATGAAAAGTGTTAGATTAAGCGATATAATAATAGAAAAATATCATAATACTTTTAATGATAAGAAACATACACACAAAATTTTTACATCGGGAAGAGCAGGAACTAAATCATCAAGGGGAGCAATAAATGCGATATACACAATAGTAAGTGATGATAATTGCAGCGTTGTTGTATTAAGAAAATTTCATAATAAGCTGAAAAAAACAGTATTTAAGGAATGTTTAAGGGCAATAAAAAGATTAAAATTGTCCAAAAAAAATTTTAAAATAACAGTTAGTCCAATGGAAATTAAATATAAAAAAAATGGAAATACAATATATTTTACTGGAAATGATAGTATTGATGATACTAAAGGTATGATAGACGAAAATAAACCCATTAAACTTGTAATATTAGATGAATTGACAGAATTTTTTGACAAAGGAGAAGGCGAAGACGAAATACAAAATATAGAGGCAACATTTATAAGGGGAAATGATGACGAGTTTTGTATGGAATATTATTTTAATCCACCAAAAAACCCAAAATCAGAAATAATGCAATGGACTGAAAAAATGTGCTTAAGAAAAGATTGTATAAGAATACATACAGATTATAGAGATGTACCGGTTGAATGGTTAGGAAAAAAGTTAATTGAATCAGCAGAAGAATTAAAAAAGCTAGATATAAAAATGTACAATTGGTTATGGCTTGGAATGTGTACAGGTATAGACGAATTAATATATTATATGTTCCAAGAAGATACAATGGTTCAAGAAGTAACAGAAGAACAGATAAGTCAAATAAAGTTTTTAGTTGCTGGCGGGGATTATGGACAAATGAATGCAACTACATTTCAAGTGTTTGGTTTAGATTATGCAGAAAAATGTTTAAGAGGAATAGATGAATATTATTATTCCGGAAGGGATTCTGGAAAGCAAAAAAGTCCAAGTGAATATGCTAAGAATTTTAAAAATTTAAAAGATAGGGTAGAAAGTGAAATAGGTAAAAAGTTACTTGTTTTATTTTTGGATCCTAGTGCTAAAGGATTAGCAGAAGAAATAAAAAGAATTTGCCCAGAAATAGCTATTCCATCAGTTGATAATAGTGTAGCATTAGGAATAAGTAGAGTGCAAAAACTAATGTCATATTTTAAATTGTATCTAAGCCCGAAGCAAAAGCATTTGATTGCAGAACGATATATGTATGAATATGATAAAGAAAAAATAGAAAAAGGTAAAGAAGAACCAATAAAAGAAAATGATCATTGTTCAGATGCTGAAAGATATGTAGTTATGGGAGTTTGGAAATATATAAAGGTATTATTGCCAAATTTGATAGGAGAAAAAGACTAATGGAAAAAATAGTAGAAGATTTTTTAAAAGAAAAGGGATATGAAAATAGAATAGATGAAAACCAAGAATCACGAGTAAAAAGTTGGTTAGATTTATTTGAAGGAAAAGATAAAAGATATAATGTAAATATTTACAATGGTATAAAATATGTAAAGTATAAAATAAAATCATTACAATTGCCAACGCAAGTGTGTGGAGATTTAGCTGATTTCTTTTTTAATGAAAAATTAGATATAACAATAAGTAATAAAAAGGTAGAAAAGGCAATAAAACAATGTTTAGAGCAAAATCATTTTTTGCATAATGGAAACAAATTAATGCAAATGGTAAAAGCATTAGGAACAGGAGCAATGGTACCATATTTAAACGAACAAGTTCTAAAAATAAATTATGTAAAAGCAACTAATATAATTATATTAAAAGCAGATTCAGATGAAGTAATAGATGTACTATTTTGGAATAAAACAGCAATAAAAAATGGATTTGAGTATTACTTTAATATGCATATATTAGAAGATGATGGATATGTAATATATAATGAAAAGAAACAAGTTGTAAATAATAATAAATTAGATATAAACTTAGGAGAGTTAGCAGAAATACATACAAAATCATATTTACCTAAATTTCGGAATGCTATTTACTCCAGAAATAAATAATTATGATACTAATAGTGTATATGGAATAAGTTGTTATGCAAATGCAATAGATGCAATATTTAATACAGATAAAGCTTATGATAGCATGGATAACGAAATTGACTTGGGAAAGAAAAGAGTGTATGTAAAAGCTGGTGGATTTCAAGTAAATGTCGATGAGAATGGAAATCCAGTGCAAGCATTTGATAGTAATGATAGGATATTTTATCAAGTTCCTGGGGGAGATGATAACGATAAAGAACTAGTAAAAGAAAGTCAATCAGAATTGAGAATAGATCCTATTTCAGATGCAGTTCAGTATAATCTAAATATTGTAACTTCAAAAGTTGGATTAGGACATAATTACTATAAATTTAAAGATGGACAAGTATATGTAAATACAGATAATGTAATAAGTACAAATAGTGATGTATACAGAAAAATGAAAAAACAACAAAATATAATAACATATGCAATAATAAATTTAGTATATGCAATAGCAGAGTTAATAGGAATAACACAACCATTTAGTGTAAGTGTGTTCTATGATGATACAATAATAGAAGATACAGAGAAAATTCAAAAACAAGCTCAAACAGAATATAATATGAAATTAATAAGCAAAGCACAATATTACAGAGATGTTTATAAAATGAAAGATAAAGAAGCAATAGCATTTGCCAAACAGATGAATACTGAAATAATACAAGAGACAATAACAGATGGAATTGAGGCAGCAGGAGATGAAGAATGAGAAATGAAGAGGCATTGAAAAAATTAATAAATATGTATTCTGAACTTGAAGCATACTTATTAGATGAGATAATAAAACATTTCAATTATAATGAAGAATTTATAAATAGTGATTATTGGAAAGCATCAAAGTTAGAAGAATTAGGGTTATTGAATGATAATATAGTGAAATATATAGCAAAAGTAACTAACAAAACTCCAAGAGAAATAAAAGATGCATTTAAGAAAATAGGATATAATATATTTAATGAAAATAATCTTAATGAAGCATATAGAGGTGGATTGATTAGAATAAATCCATCTATATTAGTTCAAAATAACATAGTGCATAACTTGATAGAAAATTCTTATAATGAAACTACCAAAAGATTTTTAGAGATTAGCAAAAGAGTAGAAAATGCAACAAGAGAATCCTATCTAAATGTAGTTGAAAAAACATATCTACAAATGACAAGTGGAGGAATAACATATCAGGAAGCAATTAGAAATTCGCTTGTAGATTTAGGAAATAAAGGAATAACGACATTAACATATAAAGTTATAGATGATGATGGTAATGTAAAAGGATTAAGAAATTATGATATTGAAGGGACAGTAAGAAGAGAACTAATAACAGCAACCAATAATTTAACTAATAAAATAAATGAAAAGATTGCTGATGATCTAGATGTTGAGTACATATATTTATCAGAACATATATGTTGCAGACCTACACATTTTCCGTGGCAAGGTACAGTAATAAGAAGAAAAGAACTTGTTAATGTAACAAAATATGGTGAAGTAGACGGTCTTGGAGGAGTTAATTGTCATCATTATGCTACACCATATTTTGGAACAGCACGAGGAACAGAGTTAAAACGCATATCGTTAGAAGAAGCAACAGAGCAATATAAGCTATCACAGGAGCAAAGATATTTAGAAAGAGGAATACGCAAATGGAAAAGAAAAGAGAGAATATTTAAAAGGTCTTCAGATAAGGAATATTATAAAAAATGTAAAGATAAAGTTCAAGAATGGCAATTAAGAAATAAGAAATTTATAGAAAATAATAATTTAAAGAGGGATTTTTCAAGAGAAAATGTAGAAAAAATTACAAGAGTTGTAAATTCTAATATTGAAAAAGAGCAATATGTGGATATTCCAACAAAAAAATTATTAGAAAAATATAATAATTATGAAATAGAAGAACAAAAATATTTTGTTGATAATAACGGAAATAAATATAATGTTGATGGTAAAAAGGTAATATTAGAACCAACTGATAAAGAGAAAGAAGTTGCTAATTTGTTAGGTGAAATATATGGAGGAAAAGTAAGAATCATTCCAAGAATAAATGAACCTGCTGGAATAAAAACACCAGATTATATGATAGAAAATAGAAAGTATGATTTAAAAGAAATATATGGTAATAGTAAAAATACTTTGTATAATGCTATTGCTAAAAAGAAAGAACAATCTGATAATTTTATTTTTGATATTTCTAATACGAAAATGAATATTATTGAAGCAATAAATCAAATACAAGGTATTTATAAATCAAAACACAAAGACTGGGTTAATGAGATTATTTTAATTAAGAATAATAAAATATTAAAAATGTACAAACGAAAATAAAAAGAGATTAACTGCAACACATGGGTGTCACAACTAATCTCAAATAAATATTTATTAGCTTAATTATACTATAAATTAGGCTAATAATCAATAGTTTATTACAAAAAAGAAAAAATATTACACCAATTAGGTGCTTTTTTTATGCCTTTTACTTGATTAGGCGTAAAAGAAATTAAGGTGTGGGAATTACTTTATTACCCAAAATAAAAAATGGAGGTTTTATATGGAAAATGAGCAAAATGCAGTTACTCAAACTGGAGCAAATAATGAGGGAGTAGTTACTCAAACTACACAAAAAAATGAGGGAGTGTCTGAACAAGGCAAAACAAATGAAAAAACATTTACACAAGCAGAGGTAAATGCAATAGTAGCAAAAGAAAAGAGAAATATTCCAAGTAAAGAAGAAATGAAAGCATTTTATGATTGGAAGGAGTCTCAAAAAACAGATGAACAAAAGAAACAAGAAGAAATACAAAAAGCTCAAAATTTAATGAATGAAAATAACTATAAGACACAATTATTAGAGATAATGAAGAATGGTGTAAAATTTGAAGATGCAGAATTTATACAATTCAAATTAAGTAAGATGGAGGGAGATTTTAGTGAAAATTTAACTAAATATTTAGATGAAAATCCTAAATATAAATTAAAAGAAGAAAATAGACCAATAACTACAACTGGTTTTTCACAAAATATATCCCAACCATCAGTAAGTGATGAAAAATCATATATGGATAAAAAATATGCAAATAATCCTTACTATAAAAAATAAATAAAGAAAGAGGTAAAAAAAGATGGCAATTTTATATGGAGAACAAAATGTTGACACAAAATTTTCAGCAGGAATAGAACCAAACTTATATAGTGATACAGTATTAATTCCAGGAGTAACATATACTGATAAATATCAATTAGGCCCTGCAGGACAAATAATGGTTCATAAAATAGATAGTGGAGTAGAAGTTGAACCAGGAACACCTGGAAGAGATTTTGATGATGAAAAAGCAAAAGATGAATTAATTCCAATAACATTTAATAATAATTATCAAAAATCAAGAAAAATATATGGAGTTCAAGCAAATGCTGTTCAATTTGCAACGGCAGAAGAGTATTTAGCAGATGCTTTAAACATGACAAAACAAGGTAGACAATATTCTGGTCTTGCTTGTATGGTTGATGAAGGAACAGACTTTGGAAATACAGATGTAGTAACAGAAGAAAGTGCTATAAATTTTCTTATAGCAATAAGACAAAAAGTAAAAGATAATAAGGGAAAAGCTAATTTTGCTATGGTATCAACAGGAATATATGCATCATTACTAAAAAAATTAGGATTGGCAACAATAATGGATCCTGCAGTTCAGTCAGGTGAATTAATGAAAAGATTTGGACTTTCTATAATTGAATGTAATTCATTTGATAAGACAAAAGCAAAATTTTATAATAATGCAGGAACATTAAAGACAATAGATTTAACTGCAGTTGATTATATAGTTGGATATAATGAAGCAGTATCAATACTTGATAATTTTGAAACATATAGATTAAGAGATAGTGAGAACTTTTCTGGAACAAAAGCACAAGTTGAATATAATACAGCATTTAAAGTAAATAGTCCAAAACAATTAATAATAAAGAAACATGGAGCTTAAAAGGAGATTGGGTATGAAAAAATATATAGATTATGATTTTTATAAATCTGAATATGGTGGTAACATACCCGAATCTGACTTTGACAAATTGGTAACAAAAGCAAGTGTTGAAATATCAAATAAAATTTTAAATAAAGATATAACAGGACATGAAGAAATTGTAAAATTTACAACATGTTCTGTTGCTGATTTATTATATAAAATAAGTCAGGCAGAAAGCAGAAAAGAACAACTTTCAAGTTGTAATGAAAAAGTAGTTACTAGTGAAAAAGTTGAAGATTTATCAAGAACATATTCGGTAACTAGTATTAAGGAATTAGACGAAGAAATATCTAACTTAGAGAAAAAAATAGGGAAAGAAATAGAAAAAAACTTATTTTTGACAGGGTTATTATATAAAGGAATAAAATAGAAATGGAAGATTTATTTGATAAAGATATAACAATAATAAATAAATATGTTGATAAAGAGCATAGAACAAAATATAAAGTGAGTTATATTAAAGGATTTTGGAGCTCAAATAATGGAATATCAATAAATGGAACACAATTAATAAAAAATGATGAATTAATTGCTAAAATACTTATTAATGATATTAGAAATGAAAAATATCAAAAGATAGAAGATTTTAGAAAAAATCAAAAAACATGGACACTACAAAATGATGATTATTTAATAAAAGGAATAGTAAATGATTTTAAAACAATAGCTAATTTGAGGGAACAATATGATGAAATAATGAAAATTACAAATATTAGTATTAAGGACTACGGAGCAAAAGAGTTGCAACATTTTACTATAACAGGAGCTTGATATGAAATATATGGTTGGATTTAGTGGAGTTCAAAAAAAACAATTATTAGATAAATTCGGACTTGATGGTGGAAGAACACAAAAAGTTATTGATAGTGCTTTTATGGGATATATGGAACCATACATGCCTAAAGATAATAATCAAATGATAATAAGTATGTATAATTCTACGAAAGTTGGAAGTGGAGAAATCAATATAAATACACCTTATGCACATTATCAGCATGAGGGTGTAAAATATGTTGATCCTAAATATAAAATAGGTGCATTTCATGATCCTATAAGTGGAAGATATTGGAGTAGACCAGGAATAAAAAAGATATCATCAGATAAAAGATTAACATATCATGGTGGAGCTTTAAGAGGAAGTCATTTTATAGAAAGAATGTTGGCAGATCACTTTAACGATATATTAAATGCAGGACAAAAGGAGATAGAAAAATGAAACAAGAAAATGCAATAATTGATAAAGTTAGAAAATATATTGCTAAATGCCCTTATTTAAAAGAATATGCTGAATTAAATGTAGAATATTTACAAGATAAAGTAAACACATATTCAATAAATGAAAATGCAGGTTATGATCCGATTATAAATAAGTTTTTTGTAGGAGCAGAAATGCAATTTTTATTTACATTTGATAGTAAGTTAGCATGGAATGAGGATATTCAAAATAATATAGATAATTCAAAGTTTTTTGAAAATTTTAAAAATTGGTTGGAAGAAAAAAAGAAAAATAAAGAATTTCCTGAAATACCAGGATGCTATGATATTGGTGCTAATACAAATGGTTATATATTTGCAACAAATGCAAATGAAGCTATTTATAGAATACAATGTTATTTAAAATATTATAAGGAGGGATAAAAATGCCAAATTTAGAAAAAATAAATAGAGAAGATTTAGTTGATTTTTTAAATGTAAAACCATCAGCAGTAAGTCCTAGCTGGGCAATAATTGGTGTTGGAATAACAGATAAAGCAACAGATTATAATACAGAAAAAACAGAAGAAAAATGGATTATAAACAAAAATAAAAATGTTACAATTGATGGCTATGGATTAAACTCTGGTGTTGAGCAGACTTGTTATAAAGGTGATGAAGTCTTTGAATTTATAGATGATATAAGATATAGATTAAAAACTGGAGCAGATGCACAAACAACATTGTTAGAAATAGATAAATATAGTGTTACTGATGAGAAAACAAAGCCAAAATATAGAGCAAGATTGTGGACAGTTGCAATTGAAATAACTTCACATGGTGGAGAAACAGCAAAAATTAATTATACAATTAATTATGTAGGAGACCCAACATTTGGAACGGTTACATTTGCAGATGGAGTTCCAACTTTTATTGAAGAAACAGCTGCAACACAAGAAACAGTATAAACATATAAAGTAAGTGAATAATCTGAATATGAATTTGAAAAAGTGTGTTCCAATATGAGAAAAAAATATTATTTCTGACAAATTTCGACATTTTTTTTAACAATGTAGTAGTATAATAATTCTATATCGAAAAAAAGGAGGAATTGTTATGGAAAACGAGAAAAAGAAACCAATTTACAAAAAGGTTTGGTTTTGGATACTAGTTATTATAATACTAGGTGCAATTGGTGCAATGGGAGGAGAATCTCAAACTGGAGGTACTGCTCAAACAGGAACAACAATTACTAATAAGCAAGAAAAATTCACTTTACAAGATGGACATACAGGAAGTACAGATGAATATGGAATGAGTTATACAATAGAAGGAGCAATAAAAAATAATACAAACAAACAATATTCATATGTTCAAGTAACATTTAATTTATATGATGATGAAGGAGCTCAAATAGGCACAGCATTTACAAATATTAACAATTTAGAACCAAATGGATTATGGAAGTTTAAAGCTATTGGGGCATTAGGTGATGGTAAAACAGTAGCAAGTTACAAATTAATGGAAATAACAGGTTGGTAAAAAAAAGATAAAGGCACTTACTTAGGTAAGTGTTTTTTATTATATTAAATTTACATGGAGGAAAACATGGATTATATAAAATTAAAAGAAAAAAAAGACATATACAGATTAGGCATTATTGATGAAAATGGAAATATAGTTAAAGATAAAAATGGAAAAGAGGTTTATATAGAATTTGACCTTGGTGATATTGAATTACCAGTGCGATATAACAGATGTATAAAAACAATTGAAGATTCAAGAAGATATTTAAAAAATCAATTCTTAATAATAGATAAAAAACAAAATCATAAAAGAAAAGGATTAAGTACAAATGATGAATTAAAAGCAAAAGCATTACAAAATTTCTATAGAGAAATAGAAAAAGCAATGGATTTGTTTCTTGGAGAAGGAGGAACAAAAAAGTTTTTAAATGGAAGAAAGCCATATTGGGAAATGCCAGATGATATAGCAGAGGCAATAGAACCATATATGGATAAGCTGCAATTAAAAACAAAAGATATGACTGATAGAATAAAAGCTAAATATCAAATAGAAGAAAGTGATGTGTTGAAGAGTGAATAGTTATCCTTGCTATGCACAAACAAAAAATAATAAATATAAAATAAACACAGATTATCGAGTAGCAATAAAATGTGATGAAATATCAAAAGATAAAAAAATATCTGATGAAGAAAGAGCATTAGCAAGCATATATTTATTGTTTGGTGAAAAAGCATTAAATAATTCACAAGATTGGGAAGAACTTTTAAAAATAGCCACTAAATATTTAAGATATAATAAGAAAATTGATGAGGGAAAGAATGATGAAGAATGTGATATGTCAATCGAGCAAGATTGGGGATATATACAAGCTTCTTTTTTTAGTGATTATAAAATAAATCTAGCTTCAACATCAATGCATTGGTGGCAATTTTATGAATTATTAAGTGGTTTAACAGATGATTGTATATTAAATAGAGTTAGATATATTAGGAATTTTGACATTAGTCAAATAAAAGATAGTAAAGAACGTGCAAAATGGATAAAACAAAAGCAACAAGTTTCTTTAAAGATAGAAAAAGTCAAAACTGCTGAACAAGAAAGATTAGATGAGTTATTTGAAAAACAATTAAAAGGCAGGTGAAATAGATGAGTAATGCGGATGGATATTTAAAGATAAAAACAAAAATTGATAATAGTGGTGTAGATAAAGAAATTCAGAATTTAGAAAACAAAATAAAAAAATTACAAGAAAGTAACTTAGATAATTTTAATCAAGAAAAAGAATTGCAAAGTAAAGTTGATAAGTATGAAGAATTAATAAGAAAAGTAGAAGAATATAAAAATAAAATATCAGAGCTACAGACAATAAAAGATGGAAATTTGGTAATTACAAATCCATCAGAATTAGCAGAATTACAAATAAGCTTAAATGAAGCTAATACTGAAATTGCAAAGCAAGAAAGTGGAATGAATAAAGTTTATACTAAGTTAAAACAAATAAAACAAAAACAGGTGGAGAATAATCAAAAAATATCTGAGTATCAAGAAAAAATAGATCAAATAGAAACAAATAAGATTAAATCAGGTATTGATTCAGTTGGAAAATCATTACAAACACAAATTGGGAAAATAAGCAAAATGGCAATGGCTGTAGCTGGAGTAAGAACTGCTTGGGCAGGTGTTAGAAAGATAATGAGTTTAGTTCAACAATATAATCCTCAAATTTCAGCAGATTTAGAATATATGGGATATGCGATTGCTCAAATATTTTTGCCAATAGCTCAAAAGTTAGTAAGTATTTTATATACAATATTAAACTATGTAAATGCAATAATGACAGCGTGGTTTGGAATTAATTTATTTAGTAATTCAGGAGTTAAGAATTTTCAAAAGATGAGTAAAAATGCAAAAGAAATAAATAAATTTCTTGCTGGATTTGATGAAATGAATGTTATACAAGATAACAGTTCATCTTCAAAAAATAGTGCAATTCCAAGTATGGATTTGAGCGAAGAAATGCAAGGAGAAGTTCCTATATGGTTGCAATGGATAATAGATAATAAAGAGTTAATATTAACTATTCTAGAAGGAATAGGTGCAGCAATACTTGCAATTAAATTAGGACTAAGTGGTATACAAGGGCTTGGAATTGGGATGATGATTGTTGGAATAATTTCAACAATACAAAATCTAATTAAATATTTACAAGATCCAAGTTGGGATAATTTTGGAAAAATAATAACAAGTATTGGAGTTGATATTTTAGGACTTGGATTAATAATAGGGAATGTTCCTCTTATTATTGCAGCAACAATTGTTATAATAGTTGGTTTAATAGTTTCAAATTGGGAAAGCATAAAGAATATATTTCAAAAAGGAATAGACTGGTTGACAAATTTACAAGGAAATTTTACAAATTGGTTTATTCAAAATTTGGAACAAATAGGAGATAAGTTTGGAATTGTTGGACAATTGATAATAGGCATAATTGTTCAGACATTTAACTATGTTGTTGAAGTTATAAAAGGTTCTATTAATATAGTAATTAGTGTTTTTGATGGTCTATATACAGGAATTAAACGAATTTTTGATGGAATAATTAAGATATTTAAAGGAGATTTTAAGAACGGATTTATTAGTATAGGAAAGGGTATTTTAAATATACTGATTGGCATAATAAATGGTTTTATTTCAGGTTTAAATACAATCTTATATCCAATTAGAGGACTAATTTCAAGTGCTGGAAAGATACTAGGAAAAAGCTGGACAATATCTAGCGTAAGTATTCCCAAAATTCCATTATTGGCAACTGGTGGAATTGTTGATTTACCTCGTAGAGGAGTGAACATTGGAGGAGCAATTGCAGGAGAAGCTGGAGCAGAAGGCGTAATACCTTTAACAGATCAAAGAGCAATGGAAACCTTGGGAGAAACTATTGGACGATATATAACTATAAATGCTAACATAACAAATACAATGAATGGACGAGTAATAAGTAGACAATTACAACAAATAAAAAATGAAGAAAACTTTGCTTATAACATGTAGGAGGTGGACAAATGTATGTAGAACAGGTAACTATTGGTGGAGTGAAAAAAGATAGTTTAATAATGGATGGAATTGAGCTTGGAAAATATATTATTGAAGCAACATACGGATATAACAAAATATGGTCAAGTGATTCTGGAAGAAATTTAAAAGGTAGTAAAAAAGGAACTTTAATGGGAATATTTCCTAAATTAAAGATAACATTTAGATCGCTTAATAAAGATGAATTACATTTGTTAGCCCCACATTTTGATAGTGCTGTGCAAACATTCCAATATTATGATGATACCAAAGGTGGAATGTTAACAATGAAAACATATTCTAATGATTGGGAAGTTATAAGTAATAACACCAAAAGAGTCAAATCTTTTGGTGTTAATTTTATTGCAAATGAAAGGAGAACTTTATAAATGAAAATACATACAGATGATTTCAAAATAGAAATAAAGTCTCTTGGAAGAATGCAAGATGTTAGAATTACATATAGCTTAAACAATCAGATTAATATAATAGATGGTGAAAATATTAATAGCATAACTCCTAATTATAGTGCTTCGTTGTTAAAATCGGTTATGAAATGTTTAGATATAGACAGCAATATACAACTACCAAAAGGAACAAAAATTAAGTTTGAATATGGTTTATTAGTTAATGGAACATATGAATATTTAAACTATGGAAACTATATTGTATATTCGAGTGAAAAGCAGGAAGATACATTAAGTTATAGTATAAAATGTTATGATAAATTATTATATTCTATGAAAGATTATGAAGGATTGAATATAACATATCCTTGTACGATAAAACAATATCTGGCAGCTTTATGTAATAGAATAGGTTTAGAATTTAAAGATAGTTCTTTTGTAAATCAAAATAGACAAGTAACAAATGATTTATTTAAAGGACAAGGATATACTTACAGAGATGTATTAGATCAAATCGCAGAAGTAGCAGGCGGAGTTATATGTTTGACTATAGACGATAAAGTAGAAGTAAGATATATAAATGAAACAAACGATACAATAGATGAAGAATATATCAACGATACAAATGTAAGCTTTGGAGAGAAATATGGACCAATCAACTCACTTGTGCTTGCAAGAGCAGGAGAGAGCGACAAAATTTATAAAAAAGATGATACTTCTATAACTCAAAATGGCTTATGTGAATTAATGATAAGTGAAAATCAATTCATGAATTTTAATGATAGAGCAGATTATTTACAAGAATTATCAGACAAATTGTTCGGTGTAGAATATTATTTGAATGATTTTGTTAGCACTGGAATAATGTATTATGATTTATTAGATATGTATAATATAAAAATTGGAGATAATACTTATAATTGTTTGATGTTAAACGATGAACAAGACATAACACAAGGATTGGAAGAAAATATACATACAGATAGACCTGAAAAATCCGAAACAGATTATTCAAAATCGGATAAAACAGACAGAAAGATAAATCAAACTACATTAATTGTTGATAAACAAGCGCAACAAATTCAAGGTGTAATATCTCAAATTGGAGATAGAAGTGAAAAGACTACAACTATTACAGCTGACATTGATGGATTGAATAGTAAAGTATCAAGCGTTGCAAATTTAACAGATGAAGTAAGTGGCACAAAAACAATTATTTTAGAGAATTGTATACGAGGAAATTTATTAAGGTTAAGCATAAAAGGAAATAACTTTGTATTTAAGTATTTATACCCAAGTGATACATTATATCCAAGTAATACACTATATCCATCAGGAGATAGTCGAATTGTTGTAAATAACAAAACATACGAATTAGGAGTATTAGATGTTTTAAGACAAAATGGCAGTACATATGACGAATATATATTGGAAAATGGAAAAGCAAAAGTAATAAGAAGAATCAATACAGATGGAAGTATAAAATCAACTGCAGCAACAGAAGATTTAGGAGATTTTTCAATTGAATTGCAAAATGGAACAAATACAATATCTATAAAAAATTATAGTGCAGAAATATCAGCAAAATTTGCAGTACAAAGTGATTATTCTGAAATTTTCACAAGTAAGGTTGAAACAAGTACAGCAATATCACAAACATCTGAAAAAATTATGACAGAAGTAAATAAAAAAGTTGATAATGCTGAATTTGGAACAAAAATAGAACAGAATTCAGAAGCGGTAAAATTAGCATGGAATCAAATATCAGAATTTATACAAATGATGATAATAAATAATAACGCTAGTTTTGCAATATTAGATAGCAATAAAAAAGTATTGATGGCACTTGATAAAACAGGACAACATTTCTATAAAAGTGATGGAACAACAATATTTGGAGACATGGGAGTACAAAAAGAAGATAATGATCAATATATCGCATTTTCGGTTTTAGCCGATTATAATCAGAAGCTTTCGAATGGTATGGCTTGGGGAATAAAAACAAAATCAGATAATAAGTTTCACCCAATTTTTTATATTAAAAATTTTGAAATGGCTGAGAAAGCTTCTGATGCATCGTACGGAGAATTAGTACTAGCTTCATGTAATATATTATTAGATGGAATATCAACAGGAATAATTGGCGGAAATATAAAAATGTATGCAGATGAAGTAAATAATGCAATTCAATTCATTAACACAGATACTGACGAGATATTATTTTCTATAAGTACACAAGATTTGGAAACAGGTTATAAAAAAATAAAATTATTAGATAATATATCATTTTATAGAAATGTAGGTGGAACAAATTCATTTAGACTTGGAAATAGCAATGATTATACTTTACTTGAAGATGATGGTTCTATATCAGCATACGGTGGAACAATTAGATTTGGAACTACTGGACAAGAAGTAAGCTTTGATGTGTATGTGAGAAGTTTAGCTTCAATTTACGGAGATCTAAATGTAAGTGGAAATGTATATGCAAGTAATATATCATCAGACAGAAGAATAAAAGACAATATAAAAGATTGTGAAGTAAAAGCATTAGATATAATAAATAAGATTCAACATAAACAATTTGATAAAAAAGATGATGGAAAACATTATGATATTGGATATATTGCACAAGATATGGAACAAATAGACCCTAATTTTGTAATAAAAAGAGAAAAAACAGATACACTCGAAGAAAGATATTATATTAATGAATTACCTATTGTTGCTACATTATCCAAAGCAATACAAGAACTGCAACAACAAATAGAAGAATTAAAATTAAAAATAAAAGAAATGGAGGGAAAAATCAATGGCAATGACTAAAATAAATTTTATAAATGGCAGTCAACCAGCAATAAATGATACGAATTTAAATGCTTTACAAGACAATGTTGATAATGCTAAACAAGACAAAATGAAAGAAGGAACATGGACACCAATACTAACTACATTAGAGGGTAAAGCGCCAACGATGGAATATCTTATCCAAAGAGGTACATATAAGAAAATTGGAAAATTAGTATATCTTTCATTTTATATACGAGGAAAAATAACAAAATTAAATGGAACAAATAATTATGCAGTAATTACAGGAATACCATATTCTTCATCAAAGGTTTTAATGGAAAGTGGATTAAATATAAACGGATTGTACCAAATGCTAGAGGTAGATGCTAATGCTAGTGCTATGATAGATGGAAATGTAATAAGAGTTCAATTTAGCTATGGAGAAACTGCTGGTAAATTAAAGGTGACACCTATAGGGGGAACTGGATATTTTGAGATTTCAGCATCTGGCTGGTATGAAACATATTAATGGAGGAGGAACGTATGGCAGTAAATAAAATTAAGATTAGTGCAAATACAAGAAAAGTACTAAATAAAACAAAAGAGATATTAGGAATACAAGGAGAGAACATGAAAGATGTTCTTTTTTTTGCACTAAGTGAAAAAATAGATGGAACTGCAGTAGTTGAGATTGAATTACCAAATGGAGTACAATCGTTTGTGGAGCTTATAAAAGTGGAAGATGGATATGAATTACCAGTCAAGTCTGTTTTAACAGAACAAGCTGGATTTGTAAAATTTCAACTAAGAATATTACAAAATAAAGTTGAAGTGTTTAAATCAGAGATATTTGAGTTAGAAGTAAAGGAATCTTTAAATGCTATATACGAAGAGCCTGAGGAATATCCAACCTGGTTAGATAAATTAGAAGATTTGCAAACAGAGCTTAATAATTCTGAAAAAGAAAGAATTTCAAATGAAAATGAAAGAATAGAATCAGAAGAGGCAAGAAAAGAAAATTTTACACAAATGCAAAAAAGTGTAAAAGGTGCAATAAGCAATATTAAAGATTTAACGGAAAATTACAACTTAAATGCTACAGAGAAAACAAATAAATTTGATGAAAATTACACTGAAAAGAAAAAAGCATTTGATGATAATTATTCAGAAACTCTTAAAAGCTTTAATGACAATGCTGAAACAAAATATGATAACTATAATAAAAATGCAGAGAATAAGACATCAGAATACAATAAAAACAACGATGAAAAATTAAAAGCATACAATGATAATCATACAACTAAGATAACAAATTTTGATACTAATGCCAAAAACAAAACAGATGAATACAATTCAAATGCTTCAAAAAAATTAGACGATTATAATAGCAACGATACAACTAAAACAGAAAAATATAATGAAAATGCTACTACAAAACTAAGTGATTATAATTCAAACGCAACAGCTAAGAAGAAAGAATATGATACAAATGCAGAAAATAAAATAGTAGAATTTAATAATAATGCAACAGAAAAATTAGACGAATATAATCAAAATGCAGAAAGCTTAACAAATAGAATATCAGATTGTGAAGAAGAAAACGAACGATTAAGAAACGATATAAAAAGTATAGCATTACAAGGTGAGGCGAGTGAAGAAAATATTCATTTAGAAGATAGTTCAAATGCCAGGTGTGAAATTGAAATTGGTGGGAATCACCAACAAGAGACTAGAGAGGGATATAATCAATTAAAAAATGAAGGTACAACTCAAACATTAAATAATGTAACAATAAGAAAAAAAGAAGATGAAACATTGGTTGTAAATGGAACTGCTACAGAAGATTTTACTTTCTCAATAAAAAGAAATATAGAGTTAGAAGATGGAGAACAATATAAACTTAGTGGATGTCCTAATGGTGGAGCTGAAAAAAAGTATGCTTTAACTATAAATCAATATTATGAAAATCAATCACATTTTGGGCAAGATTATGGAGACGGAGTGAATTTTACATATAATGGTTCATTACCAATCAACAACAATATATATATAAGATTATTTAAAGGTATAACATACAATAATTTAATATTTAAACCAATGATTGTAAAAGGTACAGAACAAAAACCATACGAGCAATACGGAGCAAGTCCAAGCCTAGATTTTCCAAGTGAGTTAAAGGCTGTTGGAGATGATATAAACATTTTAAATGATACTATTTTTGCACGAAAAGGATACTATAGTGGTATTGTAGGAGCAACAACACAAAAAGCCAATACTACAATAAGATTATTAACAGATGAAGATATTAATGTTATTTCGAACAAAGATATTACAATCTCACTAGGAACAGATAAGGATTTAAAGTATAATGTTTTTGAGATTGATGAAAATGACGTAATAATAAAAAATAATATGTCATCAAATAATAAAGACAAAACTATAAAACTACAAGAGAATACAAAGAAAATCTCATTAATGTTGATGTGGCAAGATGCAAATAAAACAATAACACTAGAAGATATAAAAGATTGCAAAATAAAGATTGCTTATGGTACTCGCATAAGCAATTATTCTTCTTACAATTGTGGTAGTGCAAAAATAGATATATTTAATAAAAATTTTATTGATATTGATAAGTTAAAATCTTTAAATTCAAGAAATGCTTATGAAAAATATAATAATGTAGAATGTTTAAAATTAGCTGGTGTTACACAAAGATATAACTTGAATTGTAAACAAAATACGCAATATGTATTTCAAGTTAATATTGTTGGATATACATATACAAGCAAATTAATTGGACAATTTCTTATAGCATATACAGACGGAAGTACAAGTTATATGCAAACTGATGGAACAAATGCTGGGAAATATTCACTGATATCTAAAGCTGGAAAAACGGTAAAAGCACTTGTATGGAATGGGTATTCATCAGGGCATTTTGCTTATATAGATAAAAATGATATTCAATTAGATGAGGCAACAACTTTAACTAATATAGTACAACATGAAGAGCAATCATATTTAGTAGATGTTCAACAGGAAATGCTTAAAGGTGATACTTTTGTAAGAAAAGACGGAAAGTGGTATGAGAAACATTGCGTAAAAACAGAAATAATGTTGACATTTCCAACTACTAATATAGAGGTTTGTGGAACATTTGCAAATTTTCAAATTAATAGAAATATTGCATTTGCAGTTGTGAAAAATGACTTGAAAATAACAAATGTAAGAAATGATATATTATGTGACAAATTAAAAGCAAAGGATAATAGTATGTGGGGTGGCAAAGAAGATGGTATCCAGACATATATAAATAGTAATAAATTTATGATATCAATACCATTCGAGGATATTGAAAAAAATTTTGGAGAAGAATTAACAATAAATAATTATAGTCAAGCATTTAGAAAGTATATAAATGATAATGGTCCATTTAAAATTTATTATTTTTTAGAAGAACCAAAATTGTTAGAATGTACAGAGACACAAAGCAAAGTATTAGATGAGATATACAATAAAGCACATACATATAAAAACATAACAAATATCTCAGCTGAATCATCAGAAGTAAATCCGATTGCAAGTGTAAAATATTTAAAAGACCCAGAAACAGAACATAACAAACTTCAAGCACAAATCAATGAAATAAAAGAACTATTAAGTTCAACAGAGACAAGTTCATTATTATTAGATAATATTCAAAAAGATTTAGAAAGTGAGGTGTAAAAGTATGATAACTGAATTATTAAAGAGATTAATCACAAAGAAATACTATAAAGAAAAGACTGACATAGAAAACAAGTTAAATGTATTCTATGCAATGAGTAAAATTACAGACGAAGAATATAGTGATTTAATATTACTAGTAGAAGATACATATATTGAAGTAGATAATACTACAGAAGAAAATATAGAAGCTACTAAGGAGGAAGAATAATGATAATGCAAATATTAGAATTTTTGAAAGAATATTGGTTTTTAATTACCTTCTTAGGTACATTTGCAATAGCAATGTTTAGTTTCTGTATGTCAATGATAGAAGCAACAAAATGTAGTTTAAGAAATGATATACTAACAATATATGATAGATGTAAAGAGAGAAAACAAATTACGCACTATGAGCTAGAAAGTGTGAAACATAGTGCAGAAATCTATTTTAAATTAAAAGGAAACTCTTTTGTAGAGTCTTTAATGAAGAGAATAGAAGATTTTGAAATAACGGATTAGGAGGAAGAAGTTATGGAAAAGATAAAAACAATAGCAAAGTATTTAACAAATATATTAGCAATAGTAAGTGCATTAGTAGCTGGAATTAATGCTGTAGATGGAATAACAATACCATACGCAATACAAATAGTGCAAGTTATAGCAGTAGTACAGGGAGTGCTTGGAACTTATTTATTGGGGCAAAAAGCAATAAACAAAAAGGAGGAATAACTCATGGAAGATAATATAACAATAAAGAATATAGAGTTTAACGAAGAATTATACAATAAAAATATTTCAGAAAATGACTTTTCAGGAAGTGAAACAGATGGAATAGGAGATGATGATAATGCAGATAACTAAGATGTTAGTACCAGAGAGCAAATATGATATAAAATGTCCGTATGAAATGCAACCTGAATTTATTATAGTTCATAATACAGAAAATGATGCATCTGCAATGGCAGAAATATCATATATGATAGGAAATAACAAAAAAGTATCATTTCATTGTGCTGTTGATAATATAAGGATTGTACAAGGAGTTATGTTTAACCGTAATACGTGGAATGCTGGTGATGGAGTAAATGGTGATGGTAATAGAAAAGGAATTTCTATAGAAATTTGTTATTCAAAATCAGGAGGAGAAGAATTTGAAGATGCCCAAAGACTTACTGCAGAATATATTGCTTATTTATTAAAACAATATAATTGGGGAATTGATAAAGTAAAAAAACATCAAGATTTTTCAAATAAAAATTGTCCTCGTAGAACATTAGAAGAAGGATGGCAAAATTTTCTTAATCTAATTAATTTTTATTTAGAAGATAAGCCAATAAACAATGATGAAATAAAAGAAGGAAGTGATGAAAAAGTGAGAACTTATCAAAATGGTAGTACAAGTGAAATCGTATATGCAGATACAG